AGAGAGAAGTTTGCTGATATTATAGGCATCAAAAGAACATCTTTATATAAAAGACTAAATTCTGAGTTACAATTCAAACAAGAAGAAATTAACAAAGCTATGTTAGCTTTAGACATTCCACATATTGATGTTTGGGAATATTTTTTTAATAAAAATGTTTAGATAACAAAACAAATTATAGATAGATTAGATGTTTGAAGCGGACTTTCACAGGAGGAACTATGTTACCAGGATTAACAGAAGAACAAAATGAGTGGCTACGAAGCATGCACGTGGCTGCAATGGACGAGTTGCAAATAATAAAAAAGATAGAAAAAACGGATAAATTATTGGCATATAAGTTAGGATTGGCTACTTTTACTCAAGCAAAAATATATTTAGAGTTAGGGAATTTTGAAAGTGATCCAAGATTTCCAAAGTAAGGAGCAGAAATCACAATGTTTCAGTCCCCGTAATGGGGTTGTAGCAGAAAAACATATGTACTATAGATGAGTTGCTGTAGGGAGGTGGAGACTATATGGCAAGAAAAATAATAAGATACCAGACAGATGGAAACTGGATAGGAAGTATTAAATTTAAAAGTCAAACAGAAGAAAAAGAATTTGAATCAACAAGTTTATGCCCTAAAAATATATTGCATAAGGAGAAACTAAAAAAGAACACTCCTCTTCGGTATGAATTGGAGTGTTCAGAAATAGTAAAAGGTCCTATAAAAATCACATTAGAGATTTTCTAGGTTTTGTCTAAGTAAAGCAGTTATTTAGTTAGCAATTTTTGTATTATTTTGGGTTAACAAATGAAAAACAGCCAAGAGCATTAGATACTCTTAGCTGCTTAACCAATATAGTTTTGGTTTTTCGAGTCAAAGCTATATTGCCTTAGGGGTTTGCCTACCTCTTGCATTGCGGTCACCGCATGAAATAGACGATATATACTAGGCGCTGCGATCTATTAAAGCTGTGACAAACAAACGGTTGAAAAGACCGTTGCTATGGGAGTTAATCTTCCTTAGGCCGCTAGGACGACCGCTTTTAAGCCAAAGCGAGCTCGGACATTAAAAGGCACAGGCAATCATCAAAAATTGGCTCATGAGAACCACTTCCTTTCGTATTAGAAAAAAAGTTTTGTGATTAATTTGATTATAGAAGATATGGTTTTGAAAGTCAATGAATATATTCAGCATGAAGAGGTAGGAAAACCATGAAATTATATGAAACTATTAAGGAACTATGTAAGGAAAAAGGAATTAGTATAGCTAAGCTAGAACGAGAGGTGAAGTTATCGGTAGGTAGCATATCACACTGGAGAACCTCAGACCCAAAAGTTAGTAGCGTGAAAGCTGTAGCAGAGTACTTTCAATGTTCAATAGATGATTTGATGAAAGGAGAATACCATGGATGATTTAATGACCAGGTTAAAAGCATTAGACAATGTAATGGATCGTGTAGAGTTATTGCCAGATATTGCCCCATTAGATGTAGCAGCGGTTGCCTTGGGATATACGAAAGCTAGGTTAATGGCTGGTGGCAAATCAGGAGACTTACCCTATGTAGAGGTGATTCATAACCGTGAAACGAACACGCATACATACTCTGTTATTAAGCCACGGTTGTTAGCATACTTACGTGGAGATGACATTGGTCGTGAACGTACGATTGTCCTAGTTACGCCAGATGGAATTATGCCATCACAATCGTATCTAAAACGGTTACTTGGTAATGACTAAGAAACGAAGAAAGGCTATATGTACCATATGCGATGAAAGGAACAAACAAACTAGAGCCTATGTGCATTGTAGCCAGGTGAACAACATTATATGTATGGAACATTGTGAAAGGTGTCAGTATCTCAAGACATCCATGGGGCAATGGAGGTGCACATATGAGAAATCATGAGATATATGCTGATGAAAGTGCTGATTCAAAAACATTTATCAGTGCTGAAAGAGTGACTATAACAAAATTAACCTATGTAGAAAATAATAATCCCCTCTTCCCGAACAGAACTATCGTTGAGTATTGGGAAGAAGGGAGAATGGTTTACAAGGTTGAGCCGTTAGATGACTTACGAGATATCATTTCCTTGGCAGAAAGTATGGAAAGCTCCATTAGCAATAAATAGGTAAGTGCCTCTATAAAAGCTTTTAGGTCTGAAATATCTTTATCAGGCCACTTTATAGAAGTATGAACATGATCATTACCGAGCCAAGTAGAAGCAGTAGCAAGGGATTTAAGGTTTTCATTTGGTATTAAATTAATGTTTTGAGATAAAGTAGAGTTTTTAATTTTTTCAATCTCATTTGGATTAATAATCGATAGGTAATCTTGTAAAAGATATTCCAATGCTTTACGTAATCCCATACCGACTAAATGATGAAGTCCATAATGCTCAGCCATTAGAGACTGCTTATACACCTCTAAAAATCTCTCTGATATATCTGTTAAGCTACTTTCATTAGAAATAGATATTTTAAAAGGTGGTGTATAAGGTCTAGCTACAAATTCGGGTAAATCAACATCATGGATAAAAATAGGGTCTTGTATGTACTCAGTGATGAAGTATTTAGAACAGTTTGGACATTGATGTACAACGATAAACGAATAGATATCTTTAATATACTCTACATCAGAAATAAACAAGTTTTGAGCTTTAATACCATAGTTACAACAAGGACAAATATTGGGATCAGGGGTTATTACATCTAGGGACGAAGAGTCAGGAAACATAACAGTAATTTTAGACATATAATCACACTCCTTTTAATTTAGTATATCACAGAAAGGAAAAGAAAAATGGAAACTATAAAGGCAGTATTGAAATGGATTGGCAAACAGTATCTTTGGTTAGTCGATATACGGGATAACACCTTATTAAAAATCGCATTGTTAATAGCAGGTAGTTGTCCTGTCATCTGTTGGGTGGTTGATCCTCGTAATGAACAGTATATCTATATGTCCTTATTAATGTGGATTGTCATAGCTGTAGCATTGACATACATGCGTATAGCAGAACACTACGAGGAACGAGAAGCTGTACTATTGCAAGGGATTAAGGTTGTTCATGTTGTGGCGGAAGAGATTCGTATCGAAAAACGGTATCCTGTTAAAAATCAATATTACGAAGCTATTACAAAAGAGGTGGCAGAACATGAAGAAAATGAAATGCATTAAGTGCGGTTTAGATATCACCAACAAAGGTGGGTTATATATTCGTGAGGATGGAAAAGTTATTAAAGTATGTAAAGATTGTCATCAAAAACATCTTAAGGAGCGAGCACATGCAAGATTTAATGCAAGAGTTACAGCAATTACGAAGTGAATTGAATACGGCATTAGCCTTATTGAAAGAACGAGGTATCAAGTTAGCAGAAACAGAACGTGCCTATAAGTTGGCCAAGGCGAGAAAAATCGAAGAAGAGCGAGATAAAAAAACAGCCGTTTCATTGATTCGAGAATTAGTCGTTGGGGATGTGTCTGTTAGTCAGTTACGAATGGAACGAGATAAGGCAAGAGTCATGTATCGTTCCGTAGATGAAGCTATCAATATTAAAAAGTTAGAGTTACGCATCGTAGAATCACAGATAGGACGGGAATGGCATGCTTAAACGAACACCACTACAGAGGAAAACACCATTACGAGCAAAGACTGCTTTATCTAGGGGAACATCACAATTAAAAAGAACTCCGTTAAAGGCACGAAGTAAAAAGAGAAATCAATATGAGTATGAATTAAATAAGATGAGAGATTTAGTAAAAGCAAGGGATCATCATAGCTGTATTATCTGTGGAGCACCAGCACAAGAGATTCATCATATAGAACCTCGTTCAAATGGTGGAACGAATGATCTAGATAATTTATGTTGTGTATGTTGGTATTGTCATCATGCAGTAGTGCATGGTCCAGAGTCCAAAGCTATCAAGAAAGTATTAAAGGAAAAAGTAGCGGAGCGAAGTGCATAAAAAAGACCACTTAGCGGGAACTAAGTGGTCTCATATATCCATATGTAGATACAACCTTATTTATAGTATACCACATATGGTAGAAGAAATACAGAGAAATAGTAGATTTTCAAAGAAAAATGATATAGATATTAGGACTAAAATAAAAGGCTGAAAGGCCTTGTATTGACTAGATATGTATATTATTTTTTCGACCATATGAGGTACTGATGAGATATCGAAAAAAAGTATACGGAAAAACAATGTGTGAAGTTACAGATTACCATACAGGAAGAACGTATAAAAAACAAAGTGTACGACAAAAGAAAGAAAAGATTACACCACTGCAAATGGCATTGCAGAATCAAAAGAATGCAGAAGCACAGTTGCGTATGTTAATAGATATCAATTTTCATGAAGAAGATTTTTATATTACTCTCACCTATGAAATAGAACCCACTTTGGAACAAGCAAAAAAAGATATTACATTGTTCATCAAAAAGCTGCGTAGAAGGTATGCAAAGCTAGGACAACCGTTGAAGTATATCTACACTTGCGAAGGAGAACGTAGGATACACTTTCATATTCTGGTGAATCGAATACAAGATATGACGGTGAAAGAATTAAAGGGGTTATGGCCTCACGGATATTCTAAAAAAGAAGCTTATCAAGGTGAGTGGCGTGATGCGGTTCGGATTGCAAGCTATTTTGTTAAGGAAAGTGATCGTAAGTTAGAGGCTACTGGTTTTAAACGTAAATGGGTATCTAGCCAAAACTTGGAGAAACCAAAAGTAAAAAAAGAGCGATTACAAGCAAATACCTGGGCAGAAGTCATCATTCCACCGAAAGGATACTATGTAGAGACAGATAGCATTGTAGAGGGAGTAAGTTTAGCTGGATATCCCTATCGATTTTATCGTCTCATAAAGATTGAGGAACCGAAGAGTAATCAAAAGTGGTGGAAAACAAAATAGTTGAATACACCTAGAAATAAAGTTTATATGGAACGATGTTGTACATAAAGGAGGTTAGTATGGAAAACAATCAAATCGTACTTGTAGGCTATGCAGTGAAAGATGCAGAACTACGGTACACGAAAACAGGTAAGGCAGTGTGTTTATTTTCGATAGCTACGAATAAACGTATTTCAGAGGATAAGGAAATTAGTTCCTTTCATAATGTCGTGGCATGGACCTATGCGGAAGAAGTAGGGATTATACAAAAAGGGCAGCCTGTGATTGTGGTAGGTAGTGTACAAACTAGATCCTATGAAAAAAATGGAGAGAAACGATACATCACAGAAGTAATCGCAGAACGGGTGGGAATACAATTGGTAAAGCAAAAAGATGTAGGCAGCCACTATGATGCTTTTACCAAAAATGATGAGGAAATTCCGTTTTAGAAAGGAGTCAGCATGGGAAGACCCAAGGAGTATAAGAAAGCAAGAACATGTAAGCATGCCAATATCGTTACTAAAACTGGTGGAGTATTTACTACACGTGAATGTCCAGAACGAAATATAAATTTATATATAGAGGGAAAGGGGTACATTGTGAATGCTAATCGGTGCACAAAATGTAAAGCCTATAAAGCAAGAACCTAAGATAAATCCTAATGCAGGCACACTAAGATATTTTAATGCTAAAAACAAGCAGAACTTTACCACCGTAGCATTTATAAGTAGGGTTATGAGAGATATTATAGAGCCACTGCATTTAGAAAAAGAAAACAAAAAAATGGCGAATATGTGTGCCACCCTAGCGCATAAGTTGATGATCAATTTAGTTGATGGATTAGATGAAGATGCAAAACGAGAAATCGTAAGGGCTATAGGGCGGTACGACATAGAAATTGTTCAGAAAGGGACTATTGATGATGCGGAAATCCGAGAGCAAGAGGGATACCTAAGTACCTTAGCAGAACATGCCCTACAAGGTAGTTGCCTATCCTGCACAAAGGAAGGGAACGATATAGAGAATTGTGAACTACGGGTAGCCATGCTTTATGTGGAGGTACCTGTGTTCGATGAGACGTGTCCTAGTGGGCGATGTCCTTATAAAGTAGAGTGCTAAGAGGAGGGGACGCTATGGATACAAGTTAAAGTTACCGTGGTACTTTTAAATTACTATTGTTATGGACAAGGAGATTAATCATGGAATTAGAAAATACAGTGCAACCAGGTGTAGAAGAAAATAAAGTGGAAGAAACCCATACAGAAGAGACACATACAGAAGAACATAAAGCGGAGGAAGTAGGCAATGTACAACCACCGACAGAAGAACCGCCAACAGTAGAACCACCAAAAGCAGAAGAAACCACAACGGTAGAACCGCATACTGCGGAAGCGGATACTCCGTCACAACCTGTGGTAAATACAGAAAATAAAGAAACAGCACCTACAGCTAATGGGATGTTTATGAAGGTAAAACGTGTACATAAGGATGCCATCTTACCTACTTATGGAACTGAAGGAAGCGGCGCATTAGATTTCTATGCAGCAGAAGATGTCACTGTGTGGGAAGAGCGCACGTATAAAATTGGTTTAGGTGTAGCTTTAGAAGTACCAGTAGGATATGTATTACAATTGGTACCACGTAGTTCTATGGGTGTAGATACACCATTGCGTATGCCAAACTCGATGGGGGTTATTGATTCAGATTATCGTGGAGAAGTAGCAGCTATTTATGTTAATGATGAAACAAAAGGCATGATTCCTTACCAAATTAATAAGGGGGATAGAATTGCACAAGGTTATCTGGTACCAACACCAAAAATTAATCTTGTGGAAGTAGAAGAATTATCTGACACAGCTCGAGGAGATAACGGGTTTGGTTCCACTGGGAAATAAATGTAGATAACTACTAGCGCATGAGATTAGGAACAATATCCTGAAATGAACTAAGGTTATGAGGAGGTGATGCAATGCTCATTCGTAAAATAGCTGTAGTTGGTAGCACAAAAACATTTGATTATGTAAAAGAAAATGATGTAGGCGGAAAATCTGTATACTCTATGACGGCACGAGAAGATGGACGAGAGTCATTTTACACCGCCTGGAAAGAATTGGTAAGCATTGTAAATAGTCATATGCGAACAGAACGAGGTGACTATATATTTCTTGGAGTTATGTTGATCATAAAACGGTTAGAAATCAAATATATGGAAGCGGTTGTTGGTGAAAAAATAACTCAAATACCAAGTGAAGTTAGATTTAGTGGAACTGCCATTACAAAAGATGGTAGCTTTAAATACGTTACAGACTGGATAGAACTTGATGAAAAGGAGCTTACACTAGTGAACAAAATGCTCAATGAAACCAAAGCATATATACAGGGAAGAAGAGCACAAGAGCAACTGTTTGAAAGTAAATAATCATTGAATAGCGAAAGGGATATGCTAGGATGATAAAAAGATGTAAGCGATGTGAAAAACTCTTTGATGGCTCTGCAAGACAAATCTATTGCCCAAACTGTGCTAAGACGAATCGTGCAGTGAATGAAAGAGCAAGCAGAGTATCGCAACAAAGGGCGATTGCCTATAACTTGCTAAGTGAGGAGCCTTGTGAGAACGTCTATCATGGGCGTATGTCAGAGGAAGAAAGACTTTGCATGATAGAAAAACAAAAGAAATTTCGTGAAGCAAGGCTTAAGAGTGAATCACCTAGGAGAACCTATGAAGAAAAAGGCAAACTATAAAAATGGGTTGGCACCATGTCCATTTTGTCGGAACCCAGAGGTGCGCACAGTGATTGGCGTAGGCACGGGAGTACGACATAATATGGTGGTATGTGATGTTTGTGGTGCTACTGTATCCTTTGAAGATAAGCCACAGTATTTAGCCGCGGCAAAGGCTTGGAATAGTAGATAACGATAAGGTGGTGATTCAATGCATATAAAACTAAAAAAGCAAGTAGAGTGGTATTTGTATCACTACCAAGATATAAAACGTGCTGTTTTACAAGCTAGGTTAGATCCAGTAAAAAAGAAAGCTGGAGGTGGATGGATACAAGACCCTACTGGACAAGAAGCGGTGTCTAATATAACGCCCCTACGAGAGGTGTATATTGTTGACGGTAAGGCAAGAATACATATTGACTATCCAGAACGATTAGTGGAAGCGGTTGAGTCTTGTGAATGTGAATTAAATGTGGTGCTAAGAGAACTATGTGAACGCAAGTATTATGGGAAACAACGCTCTATTAATTGTATGGTTGCAATGGGTTTAACAAGAGATGTATACTATGCAGCCATTAATGAACTGTTGCAAATTATGTCATTGTACATGGTAGAACATCGAGTTTTAAAAATATCAAAAAAGTAGGCGACAAAATCGAAAAAAAGTGTGATATATTAATAGTATGTGATGGGCATAACCTACATAAGGCGGTCATTACATAATTATAGATACACATCAAATCAGGACTTTTAGCACATAGTCTGTAAAGAATGTGCTTTTTTCATGCCAAAATATTTCAAATCTAGGAGGTGAGGAATTATGTTAACTGAGCAACGGAAACGATTTGTCAAAGAATATATGGCATTAAAATGCAAAAATATGAGACAGGCAGCAATTAATGCTGGTTATAGCGAAAAGTCTGCTCAGCAACAAGCCTCTAATCTTATGAAGGATAATGAAGTGTTGGCATACTTACAAGCCTGTAAGGATGATATGGATAGAGAGTTGCGGGAAGCCTTTGTATTTGAAGCAAAGGAAGCGTTTCGGGTGATGTGTAAAATCCTAAAAGATCCTAAGACGAAACCACGAGAAAGAATTACAGTGGCAAAAGACTTTTTAGACAGAGCTGGGTATAAACCTGTGGATAAAACAGAACTGACAGGAAAAGATGGAGGCGCTTTACAATTAGCCATTGGATGGGAGGAACAAGGTGAAGAGGATTAACATAACGATTCCGTACACACCAAGGCCCTTGTGGAGAGATTTCATACACCCAGCTATAGAAACCCATCGTTTTAATGTGATTGTCGCACACCGTAGGTTTGGAAAAACGGTAGCAACCATTAATCATGTAATAAAAATGGCGATACAAAATAATCTACCATCACCACAATATGCGTATGTGGCGCCATTACGAACGCAAGCTAAGCTAATTGCTTGGTCGTATTTGAAGTTTTATACCAGTGTCATACCAGGTATACGGGTGAATGAAAGTGAGTTATATGTAGAGCTGCCAACCAAACACAGGAGTCGTGCAGGACCGAGAATTTATATCCGAGGGGCAGATAATCCAGATAGTTTACGTGGGTTGTATTTAGATGGTGTAGTACTAGATGAATACGCTCAAATGAAACCTGAAGTGTTCGATGAAATTATTCGTCCAGCCTTATCTGATAGAACAGGGTGGGCTATATTCATAGGAACGCCCAAGGGGCAAAATAGGTTCTATGAACTCTTTTTAAAAGCACAGAAATTACAAGAAGATTCTAATTCAGGTTGGTACACATGTATGTATACAGTTGATGATAGCCAGATCATACCGAAAGAAGAATTACAGGCAATGATGGTCGAGATGACAGAAAATGCCATTCGACAGGAGCTATATTGTGATTTCACAGCCAGTGCAGAAAATGTATTGGTTAGTATTGATGATATTAATATGGCCATGAAGCGGACAGTAGCACCACGAGATATTCAATATAGTCCGCTTGTGTTAGGTGTAGATATTGCACGTTTTGGTGACGATGCAACCACAATTGCAATACGCAAGGGATTAGTTGCCTATAAGCCACTGCGGTATAAGGGACTAGATAACATGCAAATTGCTAATGTTGTGGCTGGGCTTATCCAAGAGAATAAGCCTAGAGCAGTCTTTATAGATGCTGGTCGAGGTGAAGGGGTAATAGACCGTCTACGGCAGATGGGTTACCGTCACATTATCGAAGTACCATTTGGAAGCCAAGCATCGAAATCGGAACGATTTGTTAATAAACGTGCTGAAATGTGGTATGAAATGGCTCAATGGATTAAACAAGGAGGAAGTTTACCAGATGATGGCTCACTGCGAGCCGACCTAGCAACTCCAACCTATAGCTTTGACACCAGGGGACGCATCGTACTAGAGAGTAAGGACAAAATTAAAGAGCGATTAGGGCACTCACCAGATAAAGGGGATGCCTTGGCTCTAACATTTGCATATACAGTTCCCCAAGAAGATATGTATACGCAAGCAGTACCACCAATGGCCAATACAAAATATAATCCATTTGGTTAACAACAAAGAAAGGAGTGGATACTATGTGTGGTGGATTCGTAGGAAAATTATTAGGGGTTAAACAGCCAGAGGTGCCAGAGATTAAACCTCCAGCACCATCACCTACGGTAGAGAATAATGAGGTAGATGATGATACGATGTCGAAAGAAGCGCAACGTAAAAAACGTGGATTCTCCTCAACTCGTACAACAGATACATTATTGTCTAGTGCAGGGCGTAATAAATTAGGATAAGGTGATTCTATGAGCTTATTGGCTAGAGCTCCAACAGGAGCAAGGTTTAAAGACCTAGGCAATACAAAAGAAGTAAGTCAAAAGGTAGAGCATCTATTTGAGGCACAGCAATCACATGTAAAAGTATGGCGTGAAATTAAGAAATATCAGTTACCTTTCATAGGTAAACTGAATGACACAAATGGAAAAGTCATTGATTATGATACGAGTCATCTATTGGATAGCTATGCATCGCATTGTAATGATATTTTTGCTAGTGGTGTCATGAGTGGGTTAACACCACCAAGCAGACAATGGTTCAAACTTACCTTGGCCAATAGTGGATTACAGGCAAATCATGAAATGTCAGCAGTCTTAGATCAACGGCATGAGATTATGCAAGCTATTTTTGGAAAGAGTAACTTTTATATAGGTTGTTACCAAGCGTACCAAGAATTAGCCTATGGGCAAGCTGCTATGGGTATATTTAGAGATACTCGTACAGGTATTCGTGTAGAACAGTTCACAATTGGCACCTATGCCATGAGTGTAGGCGGTAATGGTATCGTAGATACATTTACTGTGAAGCGGGCTATGACCTTAATGCAGATTGCTGAACAGTTTAGCGTGGAATCTATGCCACCTGGAATGCAAGACTTACTTCGTAATCATACATATAGTGCAGATACATACACTGTATATTGGTTAGTAGAACCTAATCGGGACTATGTTAACGGTAAAATCGGTAAACGGCATATGAAATACCGAAGTTACTATTGGCTAGAAGGAGAAGAAACCTTTTTAGAAGTAGGTGGATTCAATACCTTTCCTGTATGTGTAGCAAGGTATCAAGTAGTAGGAAATGAAACCTATGCTGTTGGTGCTGGGTGGTATGCCAATGATGATGTAAAGATGTTACAAACGTTAATGAGTGATAGATTGCGAGCGGTAGAGTTAATGGTAAAACCGCCAATGCAAGTATCCTCTTCACTAGCGTATAATGTGAATCTGATTCCAGGGGGAATTACAACCACAGATAACCCTAATGATGTGGTAAAACCATTGTTCGATGTGAATATGCAATTGGGGCCATTAGGTGAAATTGTCATGGAAACACGTGAGAATATTAAGCGCTGTTATAATGCAGACCTATTCTTGATGTTAGAACAGCTAGATAGTGGTCAAATGACGGCACGAGAGGTCATGGAGCGTACACAGGAAAAGTTACAACAACTAGGACCTGTAGTGGAACGATTGCAATACGAGTTTTTAAATAACGTAATTGAACGTACCTACGCTATTCTATCGGATGCGAAAATATTCCCACCAATACCAGAAGAACTAAAGGAAACGTTATCAGATAAAGAAATTAAAGTAGACTTTACTTCTCCATTAGCACAAGCACAAAAATTGGCAGGTTTAACCACTATCGAACAAGCATTTGGTTTTGCTATGAATATGATGCAAGTATATCCAGAGGTTAAAGCAAAGATTAACCCAATTGGACTTGTCAATGAATACTTCAAGTATTTAGGTGCACCTGCTGCGATGTCCTTTAGCGATGAAGAGACACAAGCTAAGCTAGAGCAAGAACAGCAAGCCATGATGGCACAACAAGAACAAATGCAACAACAACAGATGTTAGAACAAGCCCCTAATCTAGCGAAAGCGACAAAGGATATGGCGGAAGCGGCGAATACTAATCAATCAGCAGTAGGAAATTGGCTAGGTATGCCAGGATTAGGCGGTGAAGAATGATAGAGTATGGTGTAAAGAAGAAAGACGAACTCATTCGAGAGATTCGGCAGATGGAAATTCAGAATCGGGATCGTAAGGGGCTAGAAGCCGTATTAAGCACCGAAGATGGGCGTTGGTTCCTCATGCGTTTACTAGATACATGCTGTATCATGCAGACCACTTTTACAGGCAACTCTCAATCATTCTTTAATGAAGGGAGACGGTCTGTAGGTATAGATGTGGTAAAGAATATTGCTACATTACTTGGTGTGAAAGGTATAGAGCAAAAGCAATTAGCAGAACTGGAATATATTCAACATCAAGAACGTATTAATGAGTTGATTACAAGAAAGGTGGGAGAGTCACATGGAAAATGAAGTAGAAAATACAGTGACACCAGAACCAAATACTGGGGTGGAAGGTACTCATGATAACACAAATAGTACAACGGATACCTCAACACAATCCACAGATACATCAAATCCTGTAGAACCTCAAGGAGGTGTGCCAGAAACGTATGATTTCACTAGTTTATTAAGCGATGGTGAAAGTATTGATGAACAGAGTGCGGAAGCCTTTAGTGAAGTCTTACGAAATAGTGGTGTATCCCAAGAAGGGGCAGAACAAATTGCTAAGTTTGGTATGGGATATCTGCAAACTATGGGAGATGCCTTGCTAAATCATATTGATGGATTACAAGAGGCACAAGCAGAAACTTGGAAAGAAGAAACTGTAAAAGAATTAGGTTCCAACTTTGATGCCACCATTGCTAAAGCAGGGGCGGGTATTGAATACCTAGAAAAGGATATCCCTAATCTACGAGAAGTTCTTATGATGAATGGCATCGGGAATAATGTGGCACTTGTAAAAGCGTTTGCTACAATTGGTGATCTAGTAGCAGAAGATACGGGCCGTTTAAGTGGACAAGGAAGCGGTTCTGGAGTTAATTTTTACGATAATACAAACTTTGATGTATATCGAATGAAGTAAAGGAGTGATGAAATATGCCAACATTTGGTACAGAAGCATTGACGTTAATGGATTTACATAAGCGTTATAAAGGTTCTAAAGATGGAATTGATAGCATTATTGAGGTGTTAAATCAAGCTAATCCTATCATGCAAGATTTACGTTTTAAAGAGGGAAATTTGCCTACAGGTAACTTGACAACGCAACGCACAGCATTGCCAAATCCTCATGTACGTGCGATTAACCGTGGTGTACCGAATACCAAGTCTAGCACTAGACAAGTAACGGATACGGCTGCCATGCTTGAAGACCGTTCTAGTGTAGATGTGAAGTTGCTTATGTTATCTAATGACCCAATGCGTTTTCGACAAACAGAAGATGCAGCACATATTGAAGGTTTTGGTCAAACCGTGGCAAGTATGTTGTTCTATGGTGATACAGATGTTAATGTAGGCGAGTTTAATGGCTTAGCTAAACGATATAATGTGTTATCTACAGATAAAACGCACTATGGATACCAAAATGTTAATATGGGTGGCACTGTGGCTGGTAAGTGTGGATCCATTTGGATTGTATGTCATGGTGATGATGGTGTCATGGGGATTTATCCTAGAGGATCTAAAGCAGGATTAACTAAAAAAGACTTAGGTGAGACTGATGCGGTTGACTTTGAAGGAAATAAATTCCGAGTAGTAGAAACGTTATTTAGTTGGGATGTAGGGCTTACGGTAGCAGACCCACGCCGTGTAGCGGCTATCCGTAATATTGATGTTAGTCAATTGGCTAGTGCTACAGCATCTCAACGTCAAAAATTTATTGAATCCTTTATTTATGCGAAGGGTCGTCTTCGTAATTTAGACAGTGGACGTATTAAACCAGTGGCATATGTACCACAGGAGATTAAAACAGCATTAGAAATAGCATTAACGGATAAAAACAATATTCATGTAACACGTCAAGAGGTTATGGGTGAAATGCCAAAACTTTATGTAGCAGGTATTGAAGTAAAATCTTGTGATGTACTTCGTACAGATGAAGATCCAATCGCCAATGTATAGGTCAAGGAGGTATTACAATGATTACAGATTTTGAAAACACATTTTTCCCTGGTGAAGAAAACTATAACTCAACGGGAACTACCATTTATTCTGATGTAGTAGATACTGTGAAAACAGGTGATGCCTACAATCAGTTATATTTGGCAATGAATAATTTAAAGGGTACCTCTGGGCAATTGACGGTTGAATTACAAACGAGTGATTCTGCATCATCTACGTTGTTAAAGAAACGTGTGGCAGGTCAACAACCGCCGAATGTAACGATTACAAGCCCAACAGTATTAGGAACGTATAAATTAGATGCCAAAAAGGGTTCTAAGTTGACGGTCTTATTACCATACGGATTGAAGCGGTATGTACAATTAAAGGTAACAGCTAGTGCAAGTATCAATTCCAATGTATTATTTGCTGCTTTAACACCAGATATTGATTTACGATAAGATGAACTACAGGGCTACCTTCGGGTAGTCCTTTTCATATATAGAAAGAGGTACAATATGACGGAAACAGACCTCTGTAATATGGCTCTTTCACATATAGGAGAGGGCCTCATTACGAGTTTAGATGATGACAATGAAACAGCACGTATCTGCAATCAATACTATCATCATGCTAGAAGATTAGTGTTATCTCAATATATGTGGGGATTTGCAAGACGTGTGGAGCCATTAGCAAATATACAGGTAGAAACTTATACAGGTGGATATAGACACACATATTTATATCCAGAGCACGCTTTACGAATTTATCGAATTATACAAGATACTGAAATACGGAATGGACTGTATACGAGTTACAGTGTAAAAGATATACCTAACTACGAAGTGTTTAACCTAGATACTAGTACAAAGGTGATTGGAACTAATATGACAAGAGCCTATGTAGATTATGTGGTTGATGTGAGTGATCCTGATATATTCCCACCTATTTTCGTTGAAGCTCTTACAAGATTCTTGGCAGCAAGTTTAGCACAATCTCTTGTTGGTAATATGGAAATGTATAGATCGCAGTTCCAAATTTATCAAGGAGCCTTGCTAGAAGCTAAGAACATAGTTGCATCTGAACGTCAATTTGATTTAGAACTGCCAGTAGGATATATCGAGTCAAGGAGAGCAACATGAGTACAGGCAATATGTATGTAGTACAGCACTCTTTTACAACAGGAGAAATATCACCAGAGATAGAAAATCGAAGTGATTTAGATAAATATAGAAGTGCTGTACTGATGGCAAAAAACTGCATCATACGTCCTTACGGGAGCATTTGCAAGCGGAATGGAACAAGGTTTATTGGAGAAACAAAGTATCCGAATCGCAAAGTAAGACTCATACGGTTTGTATATCCTGAGCCTATCTTTTTAGAAGTGGGCCACTTGTATATTCGAATATGGAAACATGATAGATATACGGGCATAGAATTAACAACACCTTATGAAGAATCGATATTGAATGAGTTAGATTTTAATCAGTCAGCAGATACATTCTTTATTTGCAGTGGTTTGCATCCTATTCATATGTTGCAAAAAAATGGTAGTCAATGGGAATTTAAGCTATTTGATTTGGTGGCACCACCATTTGATGATATGAATACGGATAGAACTCATAAAATAAAATATATACGTTCTAGTAATAAGGTCATATCTGCTAAGTCTATGTTTAAAGAAGGCATGGTAGGACAAGTTATTAAGCTTAAGCATAGAATGCCAGCTGAAATTCAAAAAATGACGGGAAGAACTGAGTATGTTAGTGAACGTGGTGTCTTTGGAAGACGTGTTTATGAAGAACCTGGATATGAATCTATGGACATCGGCAGTTATGCAGACGATACAGATAAAGAGTGGAAAATAGTAACTCATGGCACCTGGTACGGAACTATTAAGATACAGAAGAAGGATAGCACGGAGACAACAGAATGGGAAAACTATCGTCAATATAGTTCCAACGGTGATTACAATGTTACTGAAACGAGTAGCTTTAATAGAGGCACACAATTACGCATAAAAAGTGAAATTACTAGTGGCGATGTTTCTATTGATTTCACAATAAAACCTTACGACCAATATGGTATGATAGTTATTAGTCGATTCATTTCACCTACAGAAGTTGAGGCGAAAGTATTAAAACCTGTAGGGAAAGAAACGGAAACATCAGAATGGCAGCTTTCATCTTGGGGAAAAGAAGTAGGCTATCCTAGAATGAGCACTTTTTTCCAAGATAGACTAGTATTGGGCGGTTCGAAATCAAATCCCTATAAACTATGGTTTAGTCGTACAGGTGATTACCCTAATTTTGAAGTGGAAAAAGCAGATGGAAATGTAACAGATGATAGTGCTATTACATTAGGACTTATAAGTCGTGCTGCTTTCAATATTGTACATATGATATCAGCACAAGATTTAATCGTACTAACCGATGGTAACGAATGGATTATCAGTGGTTCAGAAGCCATTAAACCATCCAAGGTAGTACCACGTTCACAGACTCAACATGGGGCATCAAACTGTGACCCACAATATATAGGGAATCGTCTAATTTATGTGCAAAAGAGGTCTTCTTCTGTACGTGATATGGGATATTCCTATGAATCGGATAACTATAATGGAATTGATTTAATATTATTAGCCAAACATTTGGTAAATCAACATAGTTTAATAGATAGTACGTTTGCACAACAACCAGATAGCATTTTGTATTATGTACGTGACGATGGCAAGCTAATTGCGTTGACCATTATTCGTGAACAAGATGTCACTGGATGGGCTCACCATGAAACGAAAGATGGAGTATTTGAAACGATTTGTTCTGTAGCAAATGGTAATGAAGATAGTGTGTATGCAGTAGTAAAACGAACCGTATTAGGGCAAGAAAGACGATATATTGAACGATTAGATAGTCCAGTAGATAGTAAGGATGTATCTAGTTATACTACGTTAGATTGCTCTATTGCTATTACGAACAACACTCAAACCAGTATACGAATAGAACACCTCAAAGGAATGGATGTAGTGCTATTACTCAATCATTCTGATGTACACCAGGTGCAAGTAGGTCAAGATGGAACAGTAACACTGCCTTACGTAGCCAAAGATATTGTTATCGGTATTCCGATCGAATGTAAAATTGTATTACCACAGGTGTATATGGACATGAAAGACGGAACACTCCAATCTCGGACAGTACGAAATAATAGTATGATATTACGACTTCGAAATAGCCGAGGTGGGAAAGTAGGCGTTACTTTTAATAGAGGAATGGATTTAATCGGTGATGCCAGTCTTATACAAAATGGTAGCACTATGTATACGGGAGATGTAAATATTAATATCCCAACACAGGGGAAAGGATATGCTACAGATGCGAGCGTATGTATATTACACGATGATCCATTTCCATTTAACCTATTATCTGTAGTACGAGATGTTTCTATCGGAGGAGGTACGATTGCAAGGTACAATAATAAAACGCAGTGGTAAGGCGAATGATAAGCGACTCTTAGGAGACTTGGTAGAGTTAGCGAAACGTCTACGAACAATTGATGTTATAGAATGCATGGCTATGGGAGCAGATGATGCTACCCATGGCCTTTTATTATCCACAGCATGCAGTGCACAATGGTGGATAGAATATGAATGTATAGATGGAGTAGAGTCGCCTATATGGGCCTATGGGATAGGAGACGAATACCATACAGGGTTAGGATACTGCATATGGTTTTTAGGGAGCCATCGATTACAGGAAAGTAAATATTGCCAACGCTATTTCTTAGAGGAAAGTAAACGAATTATTAATGAATGGCAACAGCAAGGATCCTTATGGAATTGTATATCCAAAGATAATAAAGAGTCTATACGTTGGTTACAGTGGCTAGGTGCTACCTTCAAAGAGGGAGTCAATTTGCCAGAAGGGTTTTTATTGTTTACATTGCCAAAGAAAGGAAGTGAATGATATGTGCATGCATCCATTAGCAATGCTGGGGATACAAGCGATTAGTGGTATGATGGGGGCTAAGGCAGAAACAAAAGCACAAGTAGCTATGTATAATAACCAGGCAAATTTAGCAGATTATAATGCTAGGATGAGTGAACGAAAAGCAGAACAAATAGCAGATAATGCGGGACGTGAACAAAAGAAATTAAGCGATAAAATGCGCTTAGCATTGGGACAAAATAGAAATGAAGCGGGTGCATCTAGTCTTATGGCTACGGGATCTGTACAGGATGTGATGGATAGTAGCCATGATTCGTATGTAGCGGATAGTTTACAACTTTTACAGAACCAAAGAAACGATGTAGATTCACAAGCATTACAAACATGGAATTATAGAAATCAAGCTGCTAATGCGTACGCTGGAATACAAAGTGCAAAGCAAGCAGGAAGAATGAAAATGCTAGGCACCTTATTGAGTACAGCTGCCTCAGTACAATCGTATTTAGGCGATTATGGAAAGGTTGCAAACCCAATAAGTACGTCCTATTTGAGCCCTACAAGAACATTTAGCCCAGGGGCAAGTGGTAATGCAAATCCTTATGGTTTTACATCGGCTGATAGTATGTTTAGTAACTTTACTACACCAAAAGGAATTATAAGCAATAAGGCGGTAGGTATGGGAGCAGTTAAGCCTAATTACTTAGAACATATCTCAAGTGTTAAGAATTGGTGGAAATAGCTATGAGATTAGAATCATATAATGAACAAGTTAAACCGAATACAGGTCCTAGTGGTGGACTGCAAGGAAGTGGAAGTATAGAGGCTTATGGTGGGCAAATTGCTAGTGGGCTACAAGCCTTTCAAAAAGGAGTGAACGACCTTTATAATGTGCAGTTAAAAAAGATAGATACTGAAATGAAACTGCAACAAATGAATGCGGAAACCGACTATAACAACCGCATTGCTGACCTTATGTACAACGACAAAACAGGACTTACTTATACGACATTACAAGATGCGTCTAATTCCGCTGAGAGATTTCGCCAAGAAGAAGCGAAGATACGTGAGGATATATCTTCGAAGTTACAGTATAAACGTTCACAGCAAGGGTTTTTACAACATGCAGACCAATCGTGGTTACAGAATAATACAAAAATGGAGAGTCATGAGCGTGAACAAGGTGATAAGTATAGAGATGTATCTGTAGCAAACTTTATTACAAGTTCAGCAAAAGTGGCACAGTTAGGATATACCAAGATGGATATTGTTAAAAGCCAATTAGATAACGTTTATAAAAAGATTGATGAGATATATGGTTATGAAGGTGAAGAAGCTGTTCGTGCTAGAAAAGACAAAGCTACGGAAGAGTTGTTACAAGGCGTATTACATGTAGCAGGCACTGAAAAGAATAATAAAGCGATCGATGACATTATTGATGTAGCAAAAGATGCGGGAATGATGCCAGAAAAGTATAAAAAGTTTGAAGAAGCAGCGAAAGAGTTTAAGGTCAATGCTGTATTAGAAGATGAAGTTAAGCTAAGAGATGTTCTTGCAAAAAATGGCAATGATCCCAAAAAAGCAGCTTTGTATATGCTTGAAAAAGAAAATCCATTAAGAACAGGTAATATGAGTTTAGAGTCATTTTTAAATGCGGTACAAGGTCAAGAAAGTGGAGGAGACCCCACAGCAGTTAATAAGAAATCAGGTGCATATGGATTATTCCAAATTATGCCAGAGAATTGGCCTGAATGGTCAAAACAAGCAGGAGTTGGAGATAAACCAATTACAGACCAAGATGCCTATATGAAAGTGGTACGTCATGTACTAGGTGGATATTTTAATAAATATGGTGCTGAAGGTGCATTGGTGGCGTGGTTCGCAGGAGAGCAGAATGCCATACGATGGGTAAATGGAGAACCAGATGCCATCGATGGCAATGGAAATCATTACTCTTGGGATAAAGAGGATAATGGCGGCGGTACATCAATTCGAAATTACGTAAAATCTACGATATCTAGAATTACAAATAGTCACACCATGACAGACGGTGAAAAAGCGGAGTTTCTTGCAAAAGCAGAGCAAAGATTTACACAAATACAAGCTAAAATAAAACGAGAACATGATGAAGCGGTACGAAAACAAGTAAGAGATATTACATTAATGGCAGATCATATGGAAAAAAATGGAGCATCTCCAGGGGAGATTGCAGAGGCAGTTAGTAGTGCTGCATCTGATGATCCAGATGTAAAAGCAGCTGTAATAGGAATGGAAAAAAGTTATAGACGACAACAAGAAACATTAAATGCAAGAGCGATGCAGGCAGGGCCAGCTAATGAGGCTATGATAATGGAGGCAATATATAGAGGTGAAAGTTCTGAATATGTTATGAATTTAATGGCAAACTCAGGGATATCTTTTAGCAATGCTTTTTATAATAAAGTGTATTCTTTATTAGAAGATCGTTCGAAAGGTACTGGAAGATTTAGTGCAGCCGTAGGACAATATAAGTCCGTAGTTCAAGATAAGCTAAGGTATTCAAATAAAGATATGAATGCTCTATGGGTGGGAGCTGATGAAGAAGCAGCCGCATATAGAACTCAATATTATTCTGAACACGGAGAATATCCATCAGACTCGGATATGGTCAACTTTTTAGTAGAGGCTGTACGAAAAAAAGAATATACATATGTAAGAAACTGGGCACCAGATGTTCATGCCAATGTTAGTAGAACTCAAGTAAGAGCCTATGGTGGTGATGATCATGAAGTAGTGCCAGGTGATGATGGTGGATATTATGTAAACATATATAAAGATGGAGAAATTATTCGATCTATTGATGTTGATACATGGAATCGAGAACATGATGTCAGTTAAGAATCTAATAGCTATGAGGGAGACGAATAATGGCAGATAACAAACGTATAACAGCAGAAGATGTCAGAAGAGGTGGGTTCAAAATATATGATAACCCTAAATATGTAAAAGACTTTGGTCATGTAGATGATGCAAAAGAAAGGAATATGTCTTTTGGGGACCGTTTAGATAGTTTATTTGAAAACTCTAATAGCACATTATCTAAGGCATATAGAAAGATAGCCTATAATGATGCGGACTGGTCACAAGATGCCATAGAGATAGGTAAGACGTTAGATATTTCCCCTAACGTTCTTATCAATGGTGGACATGATGTCATTGAAAGAGCTCGGGAGATGAGTATTAGAAAAAACACGTTACAAGATATGGAAGCGTTTAAAGCTGAGTATCCAGAGTTTTCTAATATTCAATACAGCAGTGAAGCGGAAGCCATAGAACTATTAAAGAATACAGAAAATGTTCGCCAAACACGAGGCATATGGGATTCTATCCAACAAGGCATATGGAGTGGTAATGACCAATTATTACTAGCCAAACAAGGTAGAGATTTGGCTTACGAAACGGACCCTAATAAGATTGTAGAAATTAATCATGAGATCGAGCGTTTGCAAAATAACCTTAGTCAATATAGAACAGAAGGAAGTAATTGGATAGAATCCATTGCAGGTGCTACATCGCAACAAGGCGTAATTATGGGACGACAAATTGCCTCTGCTGCTATGATAGAAGGGGCTGCAGGTGCTACATTAGGAGCTACTGCGGGTGCTATGGCTGGTGGAGTCGGTGCCATACCAGGTGCTATTGGTGGATTTGGCACTGGGATTAAGCTGGGTATGGCAAATGAAGTGCAAAAGATGTCATTTGGTCAAAAATATTTAGATTTAATAGATAAAAAAGATGCCAATGGTAATCGAATCTATAGCAATGAGGAAGCTAAGAATCGTGCCTTGGCATTTTCTATTCCTGATGCAGCGATTGAAATGGTAGGACTAGGATTGGCTGTAAAAGCAATCAAAGCAGTTAAGCCTGGTGTATCTGTATTGACTAAGATGATAGAAAATCAAAGTAAAACTGCCATTATGAAAGAGGGTGCCATCTCTACGGCTAAAGAATCTTTCAAAGCTGGTTTAAAATCTAGTGGTAGTGAGTTACTAGAAGAAGGCTTACAGGATATCAATGATAAGGTACAGACCAATCTGTGGGGCAAACAAGGGGATGTACATTATAGTTTAGCAGATATCGGTATAGGGTCTATTAATGCCATGATAGATGCAGTGCCAGCCGTTGTTGGGCTTGGTGTATTAGGTGGCCTAGGTGGTACAGCACACACCATACATCAGTTTAGAGCCTTTCATAGGTTGAGTCCTGAGCAACAAGACATGGTCGTACAGTCTGATATTAATCAGAGAGGCAATCAAGTAGTTAGTGCGCTAATTAAAGAAAGTCAAGTGAACCCATTGGCACAAAAGAACCCTGAGTTATTTGCTAAAACTATTCAAGCCACAGCAGATAGGCAAGGCATTGGTACTGTATATATTAATGCTCATGAATTAGTAGACACCCAACAGGGGCAAGAAGCGATTCAAAGTTTAATTAACTCTGGCATTGTGACACGAGAGGAAGCTACAAAAGCTATTGAACATGAAGCAGCTTTACCCGTGCCTATTAGTCAATTTGCACAGCTTAACACAGAAATAACAGAGGATACTGTTAAAGCGTTGGAAAAGGCTACTTTTTATACGGAAGGTGGCATGTCTGTAGCAAGTATAGAGCAAGCGGTCAAAGGGGCGAAAGCCTATCAAGAACATTTTGCAGGAGAGCATGCTAAAAAGATGGACGCCGTAAAGGAAGATATCATGAAGGAGTTCTCAAACCATAGTGATAGAGAAAGAACCCTAGCTGAAATGGTTGTATCGAGTGATCCGTATCATATTAAACAGGCCTTTAATGATATGTATAACCAAATGGAAGAAACCTATCGAGAGACCTATCACGATGAGCACAAGGCATTGGAGTATGATAAGGAAGGTCCTAAACCTCAGTGGTATGATGACCATGTAGCTATGCACCATCGAGCACCCAGCTATAAGGACCGTAGACGGATTGCCTTTGAGCATGGTAAGAAACAACTATCCCAAGAGTATGCTGAAGTTATGAGTGATAGCGCTATGGAAACTGCAATGAATCGCTATAACGAAATGGAAGAAGCATTACAAGACCTAGAAGCTATGGATAGTATTAAGAATACTTTGTTCCAAATTGCAGATAGTGATGTCCATGTACGTTCGAACTTATCTGACGAAGGATACCAAATCTATAAAGGTTTAGTAGGAGAATTAAAAAAAGGCAACCCTGCTGTTGCTAGTCAAGCAAAAGAGGGTGCCTTAGTGATGGCAATGCATGCAGATGTCATGGCCAATATTATGAAGAAAGCTGGATATGGTCATTTCACAGCAAAAGATTATATGGAACATGTTCAAATAGAAGCTAATGCTAAAGAAGTGGCAGGACGTGGATACGCACAACCTATGAATAAGGATGTGGATGTAGACACTCCAATTAGAATTATCGATGTTACTCCACTCTTTAATAAGAATAATTTGAACCTCGATAAAAAGAGTATCATAGAGCAACTAAAGAATACGTTTAAAGAGGGAAAATTAAGTGCAGATAATAAAGCTGTATTAGGGATCCCTAATAGTCTCAAACGTCGCCATTTAGTGTGGAATCAAATAAAAGGAAATCAAATGAAAAAAGCATTTGATATAAGTCTACTCACACTAGATGAACTCGTAAAGAGCAGTATTCTGATAGAATCTGTTAAGAATCAGAAAAAGGATAAAAATATAGAAAAAGGTAAGGTAGAAAATTATCATTATTTTTATGTGCCTATGAGGGTTGGTAATTATGTATATACCATGAAAATTGTTGGGGAAGAACAACAAAATGAAATTACACTTAATCCTACTAAGATAGATTTATATTCGATTATACCAACAAAAAAAGAGAGCACCCCTCACTTGCACGATGGCAAGATAAATGGAGCGAGCTCTCTTTTTAATACATTTACTATACGAGATATGCTAAAAGATGTCAAGGATTATGAAGGGAATAACTATATTGATGAGGAAGGTAATCCTAACTACTATGCACAAAAGGCAGATGATACTATGGGTGCTCTTAAGGATAGCCGACCTGAATGGGAAGTAAAACTAGAGCAAGATAGTATTGCCTGGAACTCCGTAATGGATCGCTATAAGGATGGGAATATACCAAACAGAGACGTTAGGCTCATGAGTACACCGATTGTGTTACAAATGTTAGGCTTTTCAGCGCATGATATAGAAATAACACCTTCTGTATTAGCGAAGGTGTTAAAAGGGAAGCATGCAGATTCTATTGATACGGAAGTGTTAAAAGATTTACCTAGAGCCATTGCTAATCCTGTGGCAATTTTTAGAAACTATGATGGAGAAAAACGAGAATACATTGATAATCAAGTTGTTATTGTAGTTACATTAGAAGATAAAAAAGGGAATAGTATTCAAATTCCATTAATCTTTGACACCTATAAAAATAAGAATAAAGTTCATAGAATCAAATCTATTTTTGGTAGAGAATCTATTGATTGGTACGTAACAAATCTAAGAAAGAATGCTCTATTATATTATGATAAAAAAAGACCAACTTATCGGGCAACGGGGCAATATGGGGCCCCAACCAGGACAAGTTGGTCTATTTATGACTCAAGTGTACAACAGGATACAGAAAATAGCAAGGGAAATTTTGAAGATTATGAACAAAAAAAGACCAATCTATCGGACAACGGGGCAAGATACGCCCCAATCTCGTTAGATTGGTCTAATATAGTCCTTATTATAGAACAACATTTACAAAAAAGCAATGAAAAAGTGTTGACTAGTGAAGATTTAGATAAGGCACGTGCAGCGCAACAAGATAGATATTATCAAGCTGAGGAAAGTTCGAAATACAGAGGATTAACCACAGTGTATCCAGAAGAACTTGGTAGTAAAAGGCTCATACAATTATTCGATGCCGCTAATTTTTCTACCTTTATTCATGAAAGTGGTCATCTCTTTTTAGAAGACTTGCGTATGCTTGCCACAATGGATGGTGCTCCTAAACAAGTGGTAGAGGATTGGAATACCATTAAAGAGTGGAGTGGATGGTCAGATACAGAAGGCGCTAATAATACAGAAGCACATGAGAAATTCGCTACAGGTTTTGAGGCCTATGTTCGTGAAGGAAAAGCACCAACAAAAGTATTGGAACGTATATTCCGTCGTTTTAAAGAATGGCTCAGTGCTTTATATAAAAGTGTAACACTCCTGGGCGGATTACCACCTAAAGAGGTGCAAGATGTCATGGCACGAATGCTTGCGACGGAAGAGGATATCAATTCCTATGTCACACAACAGGGATTAGATAGCTTTGAAAGAACAGGGCTATATCAATCTTTCACAGAAGAAAAGCAAGTAGAATGGCAAGAAAAACTCGATCGCATTCGAGAAAAAGCAAAAGAAAAAGTGCTGACTACGTATATGAAAGAATTGTCCAATACAAAATTAGAAGAGTTTGAAGTATCTATTCCAGAACTAGAAGAAATGTTACAGAGACAATTAGTAGAACAATATCCAGTGTATCAAGCAAGAGTACGTTTTGATGCCTTTGGTGTAGCTGGACTAGAAGGGACACCGTACCATAGCGAACAGGCTCTTATAGAGGGGGAAGTTAACGATGGTATAGGATCTATGAAGGAAGTGGTGGCCAAGGAGATACAATCTAAGCGTGATGAAGTAGAGGGATTTACACATGATTATGAAGCGGTTAAAAGGATGGCAGAAGAGTATTTGCTTACCACAGAGGGAATGCAACGAATTACTACCTATGAAGCGGAAGCCATTCGTAAAGATACGAATAAAGCAGTAGCAAAACATTTTGAGCTTATTAGCGCTTTAGGAGATATCGATGTCAATGATCCATCATCTATTGAACGTGTAGCATCTGCTATAGAAGATGATAAAGTACAAAAGAAAGTTCGGAAATTACAAGAAAAAGATTCAGCACAGCAGAGTGAAGAAATAAAAAAACTGCAAGAAGAATTACAAACAGGGATTAGTAATATGCGAGCTTTGCGAGGGTTATCCTTATGGAGTACAGAAGATATGATGGAGAAAGCCCATAATGCCTTGCGAACTATGACAATCCCACAGGCTACTTCATTTAAAACGTATCAAAATAAAAGTGCTAGCTCCGCAAGAAAGGCAGATATTGCTATTTCAAAGGGGCAAATGGATGAAGCCTTTCATCATAAGCAACAGCAGTTATATTATCAAGCTATGGCACGTGCAGCCTATGATAATTTACGTGAAGTGGAAACGTTAGAAAGGGATTTAAAGAAAAAGTACCAAAGTATTTCACGACCTAAATCACCGAAACGGATTCACTCTTCTGCTAGATACTTTATTCAACATATGATGTATCAATTAAATTTAGTCAATCGTGATGGCATAGAACCATCTAAAGGGTTTACTATTGGAGACGTGCTATTGTTACTAGATCCTGATGCAGAGTTCCAGGATAAAGCAGAAACCAAGATGACATTAGACCCATGGATTATGGAGCTATTCGAAAAGCCAAAATCATGGAAACAGTTAACGTTTGACCAACTATTAGATATGGGGCAATTACTAAAAGCAGTTTACACACAAGGGGCACAACAGTATGAAGGTGTAAGCATCCTAAATGAACAAGGCGAAAGTATCTCGTTTGAAGATGCAGGCGCAGAGCTTATCATTGAAGGCAGTAAGCGATTACAATCCAATACTAAGGATTTACTAACCCAAGCCAATCAACAAGGATTTTTTGGACGGTTACAAGATACATTCTCTGGATATATGTTAAGCCTAGTAAAAGTAGAAACTATACTTCGTCGGTACGATGATGATAAGGCTGGTGTATGGAATCGATATATCTATGAACCAATTAATAGAGCCACTGTAAAAGGTAAGGAAATGCTAGAAGAGGCCACTCGGAATCTACAACAAGTAATGAAGGTGTACGAGAAAAAAGAACTATTTCATATTAGAACAGAACGTATATATAACATTGGTACCGTGTATAGCATGACCAAAGAGCAGGTATTAGCCCTGGCTTTAAACTGGGGGACAAAAAATAATCGGCAACGTGTCATTGAAACGGTAGGTTTAAGTGACCAGGAGGAAGCAGAAGTTCTAATAGATAAAGCATTCAGTGAGTTCTTGGAGGATAAAGACTGGGATTTTGTGGAGAAAACATGGGAACTTATTAACTCTTATTATGCAGAACGTAGCGCCGTTCAAGAGCGATTATATGGTTCACCTATGCACAAAGAAAGAGGAGTGACTTTCACTATTAATGGACGCAAGATTCGTGGACAATATTATCCTATCGTATATGATCCCACTGTAGATGGTGCTGCTAAGGATTATGAAGTAGAAGATATTATAAAGTCACAGATGTCATCTAGTGCTGTATGGGGTATGGGTATGAGTGCCACCAAAAGCCGTGTACAGCTAGTGAAGGGGAAAAAGCTACTACTATCCTTTGATGTGATTCCTCGTGCTATTGATGAAGCGATTAACCATATTAGCATGCGTGAAGCGGCTACGGATGTGAATCGTCTATTAAATAATCGGGCACTCAGTGACTATATTGTTCGTACTACAGGTGTAGAAACATTACAAATGTTGAAGACCTGGGTACGAGATAATTGGCAGAGTGAGATTAGTAAATCTTCACGGTTAGATAGAGTATTGCAAGATTTAAGACGAAATACATCTATGGCTATTATGTCCTATAGGACGAGTACAGCCTTACTTAATGTATTGAATGTGATTCCGATGACAAAAGAAATTGGCTTACTAAATACAGTCCGAGCGATTACAGAGTTTATGGGATACCCTTTATCCGATAGGTATGTATCAAACCGAAAATTCGTTATGGAACGAAGTATCTTTTTACGTGAGCGTATACATACGCTAGATCATGATTTACATGAAGGGTTAAGCATTGGCGGTAAAGGTATGACCTTCTTTCCTAATAGCGATATTGGACGGAGCATATCTGAAACCAAGTACATGACAAAAGAGGTACGAGATACGATTAGTCGGTATGGATATGTATTTATCACGGAAACAGATTTAATGTTGTCTATGCCGTTATGGAAGTTTGCATATGAGCAGAAAGTAGCAGAGCTATTGCCTAAGGGGTTAGATCAAGAATATATTGAAGCGGAAGCTATTTCAGCAGCGGATAGACAGGTTCGTAGAGTGTTTGGTTCAGGGGATACGAAAGACTCTGTAGAGTTACAACGAAAGAAAAACAGTCTAGTAGCTTTATTTACACCATTTTATACGTATGCTAATACAGTTTTGAATGCATTGGTAGAAGGTGGTTATGCAGCTGTGGACAAACAAGACTATATGAAACTGTTTAACCATATCTTATTTTGGGTAGTATTACAGAATATGTCGGAGGCTTTGTTACGGTCTACCTGGTCTGGTGATGACGATGATGCAGAAAGCCTTTTAAAAAAAATGTTATCGTCTGTTGTGACTGGATCATTTGTAGGTTTTCCAATACTTAGAGATGGCGTTTCCTTAGCTATGGATATGGCTATGGGTAAACCTAGTATGAGTAAAGGAAATGAAACTGTTGCACTTAGTCTAATGCCAAAATTATTAGAGTTGTATAGAAATGTGAAAAGCAGTAAAAAATCATGGATTGATGTGATGCGGTCAACAAGCCAGGTGAGCAATCGTCTCACAGGGTTTAGTGATACCTTTACCGATGGTTTTTGGACACTAGCAAAATGGTCATTTTCTAATACAGAGGCTACACTAAGGGATTTAATCACTGCTATTGCATTTGATAAGAATCTTCGAAGTCGTGAGGAAAAAAGAAAATAGTAGTTAGGAGCTATCTAACGTGGGTAGCTCCTTTTATATGTAAAGATACAGTAGAAAGGAGACACACATGGTTAATGATGAAAGAGTGAGTATCATGTACGAAGGGGATGGTCAGAACAAAACCTTTGCATACCCCTATTCATTCACAAGAAAGGAGGACATTGTAGGTTATGTCATCAGTAATGGAAAAACAAAACGAATTTCTACAAATTTTGAGTTTAATCCTACTAGTAAGCAATATATGTATCCAAAGAATGGTACTCCACTTGCAAGGAATGAAAGTTTATTGCTTACTAGGGAAACTCCACGGAATAATACATTACAGTTACCTAATGAACCAATTTATACTGCATTACAAGGGCAATTAGATAAGATTGTTCGTATGATACAGGAATTAGGAAGTCATCATAAAGGGATTCCATTACAGGTGTTATCGGAACAGTTTGATACCGTGATTCCCACACAAATAGGAAATGCCTATTTACGGATCAACCGTGAAAGAAATGCGATTGAGCTTGTAGAAAATCCATTTGGAGGAGTGGAACGTATTACAAGCGAAATGACTACTACCAAAGCTAATATTGATAGAATTAAAGTGCAAATAGATGGAATCCATACAGAATCACTGACGATGTATGGCGAAATCAAAGAAAAGCTAAGTCGTGTAGATAGAGATACTGAAACATTGAAGGAAAGAGCGAAGCAAGAAATACGATCTACACAGCAGACCGTATTACAAAGCTTAGAGCAAGTAGAAAGTGATATTACAAGGCGATTCAAAGATACTGCAACAGCAGAGGTAGAGAAGGCGAAAGAGTGGGCGATGAAAGCCGGAGTGGCAAAGACTGGTAATTGGGTGAGTAAAGAAGAACTAAAAGCCATTCAAAAGGATATGGAAAAAGATATTGGACGTGAATTAATTGCTCCATTACAAACGGTTATTGAAGAAGAGAAAGAGAAGATTGGTGGAATTGAGAGTTCTTGCCTATCAAAAATTGATGAACACAATATCTCAACCACAGCACACAACCTAAACAAATACATGAGCATGAAGCCTATGCCTACTGGTATCAATGATTGGAATAATCTCACAGATACTGGAATGTATGAAGCAACAGCAAGCATGTGGGGGTGGAGAAATGCACCGAGCACTGCACGTGTTTATTACTATGGTGTAGTCCAAGTTATTAAAAGTGATACTAATAAAATTACACAGGTATTCTACTCATATGGTGCTAATAATAAACCTTGTAATATTTGCTATCGAACATTCTATAATGCCTGGGGTGCATGGCATTATCATGGTGATTATGACGTAACCATTACGGATATAACAAAACATAATGAAGGGTTATACATTACAAAAGGTGATGTAACAACCGTTTTAAAGCTATTAACAACAAATAAATCAGATACAAATACAAGCCTTGCTCCTACACTAGCAGTAGTAAAAGAACTGTTAGGGAGTGTAAATATTGATATTACGGAAGTGTTAAAAAGTAAAGGTGTTAGATATGATTTTTCTAATGCGGATGCATGGTACCTATGTTTAGGACAAGCATTCGGAAATTTAATTATCCAAGGGGGAAATCTTACATCTACTTATGAGAATATTAATATAAACAAAAAATATCCATTTACATTACCTATCGCATTTACTAAAAAATGCTTATTTGCTGTAGGTATGGCACGAACTCAATTAAAAACTGGATGGACATTCGCAAGCATAAATATGGATACTGCCCAATCAACACTTGCAACACTTATCTTTAATATATGGTATACATATGAGTGGAGTTCTGTAGGCTGTCAAATAGGGATAATTGCTATCGGTGTTTGAACTTATATTCTAAACACAATATACATAACACTCATTTGTAAATGTAATGGGAAAGGATGTTAAGGTATCTTTATTTTTCCGTGTTTGATAAACTTCTCCTTGGATAATCAAGGAAATTATTAGAAAGGAATCAAAATGAACAACGATTATATTTTTGTCTTAGACACAAAGGGGTTACGAGTAACCTCTTTTTTAATTGGATTACATGCTGATACCGAGGAATCGTGCGTGGAATTAGCAAAAATGCTATACCCTAATCATACGTACTTAGTAGGTACACAAGAAATGCAAAACGAGTTCGTAGCAAATAATAAATGTTACATCAATGGTAATTTTATCGACTATGTACCCGAACCCGTAGCCCCTACTAAGGCAGAACGTATTGCAGAAATTAAAGCCTACTATGACAAACGTTTTGAAACGTTAGAACAAACACTAGCAAGACGTACATTGAGCGGTACTAGTGTAGTAGATTTACAAGAACAATATAAGAAACTCACACAAGAAATGATTGCAAAGATTAAGGAGGTAAAGTAAATGGATAACTACGAAGTACACTCAGATATTCCCGTTATGCATTTTTGCGAATGGTGTTATGCAACACTCAATCAAGATGGTACTTGTCCTACTGAGGGATGTATCCACAATGATTTAATGAATATGGAAGGCAAAAAAGAGGAATAGTATTATTCAAGAGAGATGCTAGGAGTGATTATGAACAGAGCTAGAGATAAACCAGATCTGATGAATTTTATAGTTTAGGCGTATTAAAAGGTAAAATGGTATACGATATGGGATTTTTAGAATCTTTACGAGATATTATAGTAGAGTCGTGGATTATAAAAGTGGGGCTATCATTCATAGGTAGTGCAGCTATATGGCTAATGAATTTAAAACACGTTCAAGTGCTGGGCGTGTTTATTTTATTAGTCTTATTTGATTTACTGACTAGATGGGGAGCAATCGCCTATCAGATGTTGGTAGAAGCGGGAGCAGATAAAGAAAGTATATCTGCTTGGGATAAGTATGTAGCAATCATTCCTGCTTTTGAAAAGGGGTTAATTTCATCAAAACATATGAGAAAGCCCTTTGTGACAAAGGTAATGACTTATGTATTTGCCACAGCCATAGGTTGGTGCTTTGATTTTATGGCAGGGAAAGAAGCCTTTGTAGTTAATTTAGTTTGGTTATATTTAGCCTCAGCAGAATTTTTAAGTGTACTAGAAAATATGCGTGATGGTGGAAATGTAATGATGGGAAAGTTTTTAGATACCATCAGAGACATGATTGAAAGTAAGTTCAAATTTAAGTTATAAGGAGATATATATATGAAAATTGGAAATTATTTTGAGGATTATGAATTTGCCTGTAAATGTCATCGACATAATGTAGTAGATGGGAAAAATGTATTGGATCATGTTATTGACAAACGATTAGTAGATGTATTGGATAAAATTCGAGAACGTGTAGGACGTCCAGTATATATTGAAAGTGGATACCGTTGTGAAGACCACAATCGTGAAGTAGGTGGAGTGCCTAACTCTCAACATGTATTAGGCACGGCCGCTGACATTACCGTAGACGATATTAGTATTGATGAATTAGCTGATATTGCAAAAGAGTGTGGTGCAGACGGTGTTGGCAGATATTATGGACTACAATTTGTACACATTGATGTCCGAGGTTATGATGCGGAATGGGAGCAATATTAGGAGGTTGAAATGTATGGAACTATTCTTTCATGGATTAAGAAACACACGATTATGCTTGCTGTTGGCTTTGGTACTATTATCTGTGCCATGCTTTACATTTGCGGAACAGGGAGTGACATTAACACAAAGCGAATACAAGATGCTCAGCAAGAACTTAGACGAGCTCAATACAATCAACAAGAAGCAAGAAAACTCAATCGAGAGGTTAGAGATGCAGTTGAACATAGCGAAGTTATCAACGAACGAATCGAAAGTAGCATTACTAGAAGCGAAGCAGCTATTAGAAGAACAGAGGGAGCAGTTGAGAGCATCCAAGGAGAAATTAAATCTACAAGAGCAGAAATTGACAGAGCAGCAAATCTCATTGGAGAAAGCCAATCTATACTTAGAAGAGCAGAAAGAAGAAATAAAGAAGTACAAGAAAAATAGTCAAAAGCACCGATTCATTGAGGTGCTTTTATTAGGTGGATTAGCCTATAAAATGTTTCGATAACGTATAAAAAATAATTTATAACATTATCAATAAAAACTGTTTTTGGGAACGGTTGCACAACCGTTGCACAACCTTTTTTGCAAGAATAGCTTAATATCAATGGTTGTTGGCAATATGTGCGTTGTGTGTATCATAATGCCATCATGGATGTGGAAGAATAAATAGCATGAAAAAAGCACTCCCTAGATGGGGAGTGCTTTGTATGTCATTCATAAGTGGTTGCGATTAATAAATTTGGAATTGACAACAATAAAAGTAATGCCTTATAATAAGTTTAACGACAAACCCCCCACATCCGTATGGACAGACAAGTTCTGACGTGGGGCTTTTTTTATTATGGAGAGAATTATGGGGACACCTAAATCTTTAAGTTGTAATGAACTATTGCATTTATTTTCTTCTAGAGGTATGAGAATTGATGGAGTAGATAATCATAAGATTCAACATATTAATTATTATAAGCTGAAAGAATTTGCAGAACCATTTGCTACTTATTCGGAAGATGGAATGATTAATTATAATTGTATACATTTTTCGACAGTATTAAAGAGATACTATCAAGATAAAAATCTACGAGTGTCACTAATTCATGCTATTGAAAAAATTGAAATATCAATAAAAACGAACTTAGCTAGAATATTAGGTGAAAGATATGGGGCTTTTGGATATTTAAATTTTGCGCAGTGGGCTAATCGGTCGAAGGCCACTAGATATACTATAGAAAAGAAACAGTATAGAATAAAGGAAGAGTTACAAAACTCTTTGAAACGTTCGGATTATATATCCTCTCAATCTAAGGATAATTTTGATGTAGATAATTTTCCAAGCATCTGGCTTGCAATAGATTTATTGACATTTGACTCTGTTTTAAAAATGATAGAAATTTTAAGTGAAAAAAATCTAACGCAATTAGCGAGTACATATAATTGCTCAAATTTGGAATTAGTTTCGTGGCTAAAATGTTTACATTTCATCCGTAATATATGTGCACATAACTCCAATTTAATAGATATAAAGTTAAAGACGAAACCTAAAATACGAAGTGTATGGAAAGAACAACTCTTTTACGATGAAAAAGGTGGACAAGAAAAGCCAACTAATGGAGCCTCCATTGTAATTCTTATTGTTATGGAATTGGTGAAAATGATAAATTCAAAGTATAATTGGAGCCGCATTCAAAACGTTATTAGTAGCATATGCAGTAATGATGAAGAAGCACAGCTGTTTGGGTTTAAAAATAAAAAAAGTGTAGATTTATTAAGTTAGATAACTTTTTAAAGAGGATAAACATAAAATAGCTAAGTATTAATTAAGATGGTTTATACTGCTTTGGAAATTAAACACAATGATTCTCTATAAAATTCCATCATTTCATGCTATACTATAAGCAAGTAAATATTTTAGATTTGCAAGGGAGCCTATGTAATAGGCTGAGAAAGGACTATGAAGTACCTGACCTTTTGACCTGATCGGGATTATGCCCGCGTAGGAAGCACGCTGACATATGTGGGTATCGATGTAATGTTGATACCTTTTTGTGTATAGAGCACCCCAAATAGGCTCCTTTGTAATGAAAGGAGCTTTTTATGTTTTACACACAAATGCAAGCAGCCCAAAAAGGCATTGTTACCGACGCGATGAAAGTGGTAGCAGAAAAAGAAAACATGGATGTTGAAGTATTACGAGAGTTAGTGGCAAAAGGACATGTAACAATTCCTTGCAACAAGCATCATACATCTTTACAACCAGAAGGAATCGGGCAGAAGTTGCGCACAAAAATTAATGTGAACTTAGGAACATCTAAAGATTGTACAGACTACGAAGAAGAAATGAAAAAAGTTCATCATGCAGTGGCATTAGGTGCTGAATCTATTATGGACTTGTCTACACATGGTGATACAAAGGTGTTCCGCCGTTTGTTGACAAAAGAATGCCCTGTTATGATTGGCACCGTGCCAATCTATGATAGCGTTATTCATCATCAGAAGGATTTAGGTGAATTGACTGCAGAAGACTTTATTTCTACGATCCGTCTCCATGCAGAAGATGGGGTAGACTTTGTCACATTACATTGTGGGATTACGCAACATACGGTGGAGCAAATTAAACGACATAAACGTAAATTAAATATCGTGAGCCGTGGCGGTAGTTTAGTTTTCGCTTGGATGTCCATGACTGGTCAAGAAAATCCTTTCTATGAATACTATGATGAAATTCTAGACATTTGTGCAGAATATGACATGACCATTTCCCTTGGCGATGCTTGCCGTCCTGGTTGCTTGGCGGATGCCACAGATATCTGCCAAATTGAAGAACTTGTTCGACTTGGGGAGTTAACAAAACGAGCTCGTGAACGTGGTGTACAAGTATTGGTAGAAGGTCCTGGTCATGTGCCATTGAATCAAGTACAAGCCAACATGGAAGTGCAACAAACGATCTGCGATGGGGCCCCGTTCTATGTATTAGGACCATTGGTAACAGACATTGCACCAGGTTATGACCATATTACAGCGGCCATCGGTGGTGCCGTGGCAGCCATGCATGGGGCAGCATTCCTTTGCTATGTAACACCAGCGGAACACTTAGCCTTACCTGACGAAAACGATGTGAAAGAAGGCATTATGGCTTTCAAAATTGCTGCGCATGCCGCAGACATTGCAAAAGGGATTCCGAATGCACGAGATCGCGATGACCGCATGGCAGAGGCGCGCCAAAAACTCGATTGGGAAGCACAATATGCAGTAGCACTAGACCCTGAAAAAGCACGTCGCATCCGTGAAAGTCGTGCCCCAGAAGAAGGACACAAAGAAGCTTGTAGTATGTGCGGAAAATTCTGCGCCGTACGGAGCATCAACAAAGCCTTAGAGGGAGAGAAAATCGATATATTATAAAAGAGAAACAAAGCAACCAACTCAGTATAGGAGTTGGTTGTTTTTGTTGCATAAATGGCAACACAAGTTAGATGCATAAAAATATTTCCTACATATATTATCACAATGTATTTCGTATACTTCTGATTTTAGGTAAGAAATATCAAAAATATGTCCTAAATATCATGTAAAATAGTTGATTACTAGAGATATTATGATGTATGATAGTAATAACATATATGTATTTTTGTTATTTATATGAGGTGTGCTATGAAAAAAAGAACAGCAGTCGCTCTTGTATTAGCAAGTGTATTTGCAGTGAATGCGGGTACTGCTACAGTAGAAGCTAGTTGGTTAAGTAAAACGTTAAAGAAATTAGATAACGCTTTGGGGGTTCCAGATAGTAATACACAGGTGACACAACAATCGGATGGATATTTGCATTTACCACAAGCCGGAGAGCGGTGGATTCTAGTAGCTGAAAATAAATACTATAAAACATATTTGGATAGAACTAAAGTGCTTGCAAGAGGAGAAGCTCAGGATCGTGTGGTAGAAGGCGTATTTAAACGTGAATTTACTCCTTTAGGATCCCAATGGTTAGGCGGATTTGGGGAAGTAAAACCTGATGTCGTAACTGTAGAATATTATTCAAATAGATATTATGTAAATTCAGTGTCTTGGCATAATGTTGGAATGTATTCTATACCAACCTCCTATTATGATGTTCATGGTAATTTAATTTACAAAGATAGTAGTATAGAAAGTAAATATCGTGGTAACTACATTCCAGACTCTGAAGACGAACACATCAAAGACCGGCTCTTCCATATGTTCGGCTGGGATTATTAA